AACGGAATCAGGTCAGTCACCGTCGTTGATGAACCGACCTTGATGCCGATCGTGCGGTAGAGCCGCACCACAATGTTGTGGATGCGCTTGGTTTTGCCCTGCGCCGTGCCCTGCGTATCACCAGCCTCAATCCGCATTGTCGTCAGCGTCGACGTGAATGGCAGGCCGATGTGCGCCTTGGTCGTGGTCCGCTCCAGTACAATGGCAGACGGGTCTGCAGTTATATGCCGCGTGGGGTGCGTGGCGCCGTTCGCCAGGATTGCAACGTCATGGCCGCGAAGATGGTCAAGACCGCTCAGTGTTGTCGCCGCGCTGCCGGTGTAGGTCAGGCCGCTGTCGACAAAGTATGCGTCTTCCTTGTCGGTGCCAAAGTCTGCCAGCTTGAAGTACTCAATGTAGCGTTTGGTCGCCGTCGTTCGCGTCTCCGCATACACCGTCATCGTGCCGGTGCCTGCATCAGTAAATGCGATCTTCTTGGCGTCCGTATCTGCCGATGCGCCAGCCGAATCAATAAATATTGCAAACACATCGGTCGACACGTTCCTTGCGTAATAGACCGTCGCGCCGTCCGCCTTGAACAAATTGTCGCTGTCGCCTGCCTGCGCGCCCGTGGGCGCAATGCCATTGGTCACAAATGTGATCGCGGTGCCTGTCGACAAAGAGTGGTTCACCGATGTGATGCGGTTATTGGCCGTGTCGGCACCAGCGCTATACAGCAGCGGTACATCGACCGTGCGTTTGACGGATACCCAGACCTGATCCTCGTCGCCAGCCGTCGTCGTCAGGTCACCAGGGATCACCGCGACCGACTCCACCATGCCATGCGTATATGTTGCACTGGCAAGAGATCCATGCGTCCCGGTGTAGCCACCGCCGATCGTGTGGCGGTGCCAGGCAACCACGTCTTCCTCGCGGCGATATGTCATGCCAAGCAGCTGTCCGTCGCCGCGCACGGCCCACAGGACACTGTCTGGCTCCTGCTGGTAGGCAATCTCCATCAGGCTGTTCTCGCTGATGTGTTCTGCCAGCAGCGTAAGATCCGGCGCCTGGTAGGAGTCCGAATCAAACGAGTACACCAGCTCGCGGATCTTGCGCTTGGCTCGCTGCAGGAACAGCGTCGCCGGTCCAATCTGGATGGGCTGCGTATCTGCGGTCCCGAACGTCGACTGGCGCTTGATCTGTATGTTGAGCGGCGTGATCGGTTCATCGGATGCAGCTGAACGCACGGCAAACTCGCCACCCGTTGTGCCGACCAGCAGCGTCCTGCCGGCAGACAAGTAACGTATGACATTCACCTGGTTCGACCCGATCGTGTACGTCAGCGCGTCCGCATCGTTGACGCCCTCGCGGAAGTTCTCGAAGTCTCCTGACTGGCTGAAAAATAATGTCTGTGGCTGCGATGTCGTGCCTGCAAACAGCAGCCGCTGCTCGTAGAACGTCACTGCCGCCGGAAACCCGGTCGTGTCGCTGAACGCACCCAGCGCCCAGTCTGTCGAGGCAATCAGCTTGCCTACGATCGTGATCGTTGCCGATGCTCCCTCCGCCGCCACGTCGTCCGATGGCGACAGCAGCAGTGTGTCCTCAGTGACCTGCACCAGCAGGTAATCCGCATTGTTTCCCGATGTCGACGCGCCAGTGACCGTGATGGTCATGCCGGTCTCGAAGCCCTGGATGACAAACTGCTTTGCGCTGTCAGTAATGCGGTCGTTGTGTTCGAGGCCGGTCGAGCTGGGATCGCCCTCGTGAAACGCAATGGTTGCTGCCGCGTATGACGGCTCCAGCTCGGTGCGCCCGTCCTCATTCTCCTGCACAGCTGTGGTAACCACCGTCGCGCTGGTGAAGCCGGTGATCTGCACGTAACCGTCATGCAGGCGTATCAGGCGCCCCACATCGGTCGATGCAAACTTCGACGCAGATGCCGTGACGGTCGGCGTGCCGGTCGCAGCTGATGCCAGCAATGTGGTCGACGTGACGTTCGTGTCGCCCATTGGACCGCGGACAAAGGCTACGTCTGCAATCGTCCAGGCATTGTGATCGGTGCGCGTAATCTTGCGCGGCTCATGGGCCGGTGATGCCACGTACATGACATCAGCAGACTGAGCGAACTTGAGTGCAGGCAGCTGCGCTTCGGTGTAAGTCGTCGTCACCGTGTAAAGCCGCGCCGCCGTACCGGCTGACGAATATGTCGAGTAATCGCGGCTATCGATGCCGTCCAGCTGGAACGTGTTGGTCGTGACGCCTGCAACCTTGTAGGTCCGGCCATTAAGCTGCGTCATGCCTGCAACGCTGGCAATTACAACGTGGTCACCATTGGAGTAACCATGCGAGTTAATCGTTACGACGCAGGGGTTGGCCTTGGTCGCTGCCGTAATGTTCTGGGCAGTCTCGGTCACCACGCCGCCGTCCTTGTAGACGCGGAAGTACAGCGCCCCGAATTCCAGTACGTAGGCTTGCGTCGTGCTGAACTCGAACGGCACCAGGCGCACCTTGACCGCGCTGTCCTTTGCTTCGTTTACAAACACAGTGCCGGGTCTGCGTGAGACGCCACCGTGTGGATGTACAACAAAGTTCTCCAGCTCAGACGCGCCGTTGTAGTACTTGGCGAGGTCTGTACGGCCATCGAGGCGTGGTGACAGCTCACCAGCCGTAAAGTTGGTCAGCGCCGGAGCAGCTCGCGCCATTGCTAGAACCTTGCGTTAATAAATGTGTCAGCAATCAATGAGCCAGGCTCGGTCACATTATCGAGAGCGCCAGGCGTACCCTCGCCCGCATTGATGAAGCGCGCCTCGCTGAGCTTGGCCTCGTAAAGCGCAAACATGTCTGCTGCCAGCGTGCGTGAGGCCGTCAAGGCAAAGGCGCAGTCGGCAGCCAAACGGGCGGATATGCATTCCATCAGCAGCGCATCGTATTCATTGGGATCGGTGATACGCGCGATGTAGATAATCTTGATGGTGGATTCGTCAGTCACGATCCGCCGCCCTTCAACGCGGAAGACGGTGTCGTGATACTGGTCGCGCAGAACGCGCAGGCAATCGGCAGGAAGCTGGTAGGCGTTATCGAATTCCATCACCGGGTCTGTGGTGTCAGCCGCCAGCTCCCGACGCTTGACCAGGCAGTGCCACGGGTGGGCGCGGAACACGGCATCGCGGACAAAGTCGTACCGCTGATTGGTGACACGGGCGGCCTTTGAGTCCTCGGTACGCGACGTGATGTTGGTCGCACCGATCATGTTCAGGGCCGAATTGATGATGTCCACTTCAGACGCCATGCCGCAGTGTCCCTATAAATAAGTTGGGGGCTGACCTTGTGGGAAAGCCAGCCCCCGGCAGGTTGGTGGTTAGTCGACCACGTACATGAGGAACCCGACGAGATCGTCACCCGACGCGATCGCAGTGTCCTGCGACGTTGCACGGATTACGACACCGTCCTTGGATTCAAACACGTAAGTCCCGCCCGTCAGAAGGTTCGCCGCGATGGCGCCTTCCAGCGTTTGGAACCCGACCGTATCGACGGACAAGCCGTTGATCAGGCCATCAGGGTCGGCTGCGACAGTCGTGCCACTGAGGTTGGTGTAGGCATCCCAACCCAGATCGAGCGTGGCACTACCCGTAGTCCAGTTCACGTACGCCCTGGATTGCGATGCAAGGACACGAACCTTGCCAGCGGGTAGTTTCCCGAGTGCAACAGACGACGTTGCGTCACCAGCACCAGACTGATCATGTGTGAAGAACATGACCCGGATGACGCCGTGATGCTCCGTCGCATGGTTCATCACTGCAGGACTTGCGGTCGCGTTGGTGTATTCGGTTGAGGATTCAGTAGTTACAGCCATGATATCCTCCTATTCCGAACAATTGATTTCGACCACTTTCTCTTCCTCCATCCTCGTCGAACCGAACGAGGCGCAGTAGAAAACTTGGGTCGAATACGATTTATCGGCACGCTGATCGATCTTGGACACCACGTCTTTCCCGATCGCCAGCTTGAGGCCGTCTTCCGCCCACGCAAAACACTTGCGAACGGATGAAGCCACGCTGAGCCGGGTTGACTTGATGAACTTGAAACCGAGAAACGTGTCGATCTCACCATGAACAAGCGCTTTGATCGAGTTGTAGTCACTCGATGTCACCGTTGAGTTGTTGAGCAAATCTTCGACCTGCTCTGGCCCAACGACGATATAACGCGGGATCGACGGGTCGACGTCCGCATTATCTAAGATCTTGTTCGCGCTCACTAATTTTGCAACCGTCAGTCCCGCTGAGCCGTGCGCGATCTGGTTGGCCGCAAGCATTGTGGTGCTTGTGCCGCCAGATACACCCGTCAAAGCAGTACCTGTCGCCGCCGTGATGATCGCATCATCCATTGCACGACCGATGGCAGCAGCTGCTGCACGTGCATACGTGGATGTGGGATCGATGAGCATGCGGACCTTATCAGCGTCATCGATAAGGTCAGCGTACTCATAGGTGTCGATAGCAACCTGACGCCTGCTGTGGGGTGTGTCCTGCAGCGGGGTATCGGCGTGCCTCGACGTTCTAAGCTGAGCGGTGCCGGATCCGATCTGATCAAAAAAGGCTTTGTCGCCAGTCACAGAGTCTTCGGATACAGCCCCGCGGAGCTTGCTGCCAATCTGTTGCGACAACAACTGGACGTTGCTGCTGAACTGACTGACAAATGCCGTCGTAACTTGTACGGACATTGTGTCTCCTCCGATTTGGGGTTAAGCAAATCGAAGGGCTACCCAGCGGAATTGCCGGACCTTTCTGCAGTTAACGCCTGCTCGGCGGCGCTCCTTTGGCGCGAGCAACGGGACCGTGAAACACGGCTGTCCCGGTTAAGACTTGCGAGGTCGTCCGCGTTTCGGGGCCGCAGCCGAGGCCGCTGGCTTCTCCGGTGCGGGACTGCACCAGGCAAGGAATTCTTCTGCACGTGCGATGGGGTCGCGAATGCCTGCGTTAGCCGAATTCGCGACGCTGAGCTTCAGGCACTCGAGCCGCAGATCTCGATCGGACATTTGATCAGCCATGTAGTTTCTCCTGCATTCTGAGCGCTTCTTCGACGTACCAGTCGTGTTCCGGCGCCCGGTTGTTCCAGTAGGGCGATCCCTCAGCTGTCAGCTCTCGCAGCTTCGCCTGGGCCTCGTCCGGCGCCATCATGCCGGTGGTCTTTGCACCCAGCAGGCCGTCTTCAGAGACACGCTCGTTGATGTACGCACCGACCTTGTGCAGCATCCTGATGACGTTGGGATCGTTCCCGAACAATGTGCTGCCACTGGTCGTAGCCGTATCGGCCAGCTCATCACTGCCGAACTGCGCCAGGACATCCTTGGCAACGCTCAAACGATTGTCGTAAGCCTCGCCCCATTCACGGCGCAGCTCCTGCTCTGCATTCGCCTGCTGCTGCTCGATCTGACCCGATGTTGACTGCTCACGGCCCTGCGTGAACTGCGTGTACTCAGCCAGCAGACCCTGCGCCTGGCGTGGCGTCAGGCCGTTGGCATGCGCCGTCGACTTGAACCAGCTGAGCATGTCGGTATCCGGCTCGACGCCTTCAGGCGTCTCCACCTTCAGCTCATAACCGTCTGCATCTGCAGGGCGGCCCAGCTTTGTCCAGACCTCCGACCAGTCATCCTCGGTCGCCCACTTGCCCGGCACGACAACCTTGTCAGCGCCAATCATGGACTGTGCGTGGACGTAGGACTTAGCCAGCGCGCCAACATCCTCGATGCTGTCCAGGCTGGCATGCGATCGGATTTCCTCCGGCAGACTGGTGCGCCAGTCTCCCGACTCTGTGACTGCACCGTCAGACGGCTGCGTATCTGCAACCGCTGCCTGATCGGCAACATCAACATCGCTCATGGGTTATTCCTCTGTGCTGGTTGGTAATTCCCTCACGTCATCAACGGTGACCATGTTGCGCAGGAACAGACCCACGCTCCGCTGGCCTTCCTTGAATGC